GTAGCATGTTGTATATGTCTGAGAGCATTATTGGTTGATTGATCCGCCATCTATCAATGTTGAAATAATCTTTCATGGCATTCACGCATGTCAGCAACACTTCGTTAGCATTGCGATCTCTCAGTGGTATAATATCGAAGTTAACTTGAATGTTAACTGTGTATGCATCTCGAATGTTAATGCTATCTGTGAGCATACGATAGTGTGATATGTATGTTTTGAGATTTTCTTTAACAGCACGGTTTACAGTTGTAATTTGTCTGTCTTCGTTGTATCCTAAAATATACATATTCATTGCTAACGGATTAGCAACTATGTCTCCGCTATCTCCAGTAAGTAAATTATTCTGCTCATCTGGTGTAATAAACACCTTAGTTACGCTACCAAACTCAGGTGGCATAGCTAACGCTCTAATAATGTAATCCTCTCTTGTTACAGCTCTGTTTTGTGATGACAGTTGCTTGAGAGCGTTTTGTCTAATCTCATCTAAGGTTTCTTCAGCACGTCCTCCAGTAGCAGCTTGTGGATTGTTTACTGCCAAAGAGTTTAAAATTGTCGTGTTGAGTACTGGCGTGTTTGTTGGAAAATTAACAATGCTTGTATCAACTCCAGTGATTGTTGTAATTACATTGCTAGCTACATTTGATGTAACACCACCACCTCTCAAATAGGTTACTGTAAGCGTTGTGTTTGATGGAGCAACACCATATGCCTTTGTTATCCCTGGTGCGTTTGGATCTATAGAAGGATCCATATCGATCTTTCCTGTTGGAAGATTAACGCCAATGTTATCAGGAGTTGGTAACAACTCTTCATCCTCCGAAGTACTTATTCCAGCACCAAATTGAACTTCAATTCCGTCATCCAATATGCGTGTAACAAATCTTCTTGGAACTTTTTTTAGTTTTAGTAAATAAGGAATCTCATCACTGTAGACTGCTGCATCTGGATCGTTAAAAGCGGTATTGGTTACTTGCTCAAAGATAGTGTCTTGAGCTAAGTAAGGCACTTCATACCACGTGTTTCCGTCTGAATCTACAATAGTGTCAATTCCAATAAAATCAGCTGGAGTAGTGTCGAAGGGTATTTTGAATTTAAAGAACTTTGTTGGTGCACCAACGTCAACGGTTGTAGTGTATGGAGCTGCTGATACCGCGTTTACTTGCTTTTTAGCTAAGTAGTACTCTGGACTACCGTTTGCGTCAATTGTGTACACTGAGTATTCAACCGGATCGTCTGCAGTATCAATTGCAAAATCTACAATGTCTTGAACGTAAAAGTTTACTGGAACGATCTCAGCTGCGGTTGGTATGTTGGTAGTTACAGTTGACCTAACCTGCATACCAGGATTAATTCGCAAAGTATATCGTGTGTCTGGTACAGCATTTACGCCACTTCCTGTGGCAGGCATGAGTTGATATACGTCCAAAGTCACGTTAGATGGTACACTAATCTTTGGCTTGTATCCCATTGCAGCTGCAATAGCTAACACGTTCTTTTTTTCTGTTGCTTGTAATAATAAAGACTCTTTTAGTTGGGAGTCAATATAGTAGTTGAGTGTATCTCCGACATACGCCACAAGCTCCAAGAACATCATTCCTGGTGATGCTTCATTGAAGTCGTTGTATGTATTTGGATAGTAGGTTTTAACAAAGTCTATTAGACCTTGTTTGATACTATCAAAATCTCTACCTAAATACTTTATATCTTTCGATGGCGGTGTATACATACTAATCTATTATTGAGTTGTATCTAGTTCAAGTTGAATGGATCGTGTATCGAATTTGTTTCCAACTAGACTGATACTCATGTTTATGTTAATTCTGTTTGGAGAAAATTCAGGAGCATCAACCACTAGCTCATTAATAAATATGTACGGAAGCCATATTTGAAAGTTTTCTTGAATAGTATCTTGGATCACTTCAACGAGATCCTCTGTTGCATTTTCGAATAATACTCTGCGCAAATTGCAACCAAAGTTTGGCAGCATTGGACGTTCACCATGATTAGTTAGTAGTAAGTTTTTGGCATTTGCTACCATCTGATCAATAGTAAGATAGTTTAATTGAAATAGAGATCCTTGCTTTGAACTCGTAGGCAAGTCAATTCCAATAGCTACATTAAGCTCTGAATCTAGTACCGGTTTTTTTATCTCTATTGCCATCTATTATTTTTTTATAGGTCCTCCACTCACCCATGCATCGCATGTTCGAGCACCAGCACACTTAAACCAAAAGAACTCACAAAAACCTAGGTTTGCTTCTTTTGCTATTACATCACCCTCTTCTCCAATTGCCTTTGTTATCTTACTAATAACGTCTGGTTTTTGATTAAATGCTCCACAATTTGAACAACGAGATTGCTTTGCTGCTTCTACTGTAGTGTCCCACATCTTAGCTTTATCTTCCCAAAACTGAGCAGATCCCCTCTCATCAGCAGGATTGATTGGGCCATAGCGATACTCCTTGATGGTTACATTGCGGTTTAATGTATTAAGGTCTAAATCCTCGATAGCATCGTGAGGTTTGACGCTCTTATTGCCAATCTCTTTTTCCTTTTTTAAAGCTGCAGGAGTGTTTGGTCCATCAAAATCCGATAGATTACCCTCTAGTATAATATCACGCAATACTTGCTTTAACTTCATTATTTCATTCCGCTTTTTTCGTAAGAGCTATTCAATACTCCTGAGTAGTCTTTTATAAAAGCTGCTGTCGGATCATTGGAGAACTGTGCAGACATACCCATATCATAGTCAGTATCTTCTTGCATGTGACCAAAATTCATTGCATCGCTTGCGTCAAAATGGCCCATACTAGACCAGTCGTTACCTGCTGCTTCTTGTATTGGTGCCGACTTTCCGCTTCTCAAATCGTTTGCAGTTTCACGAAGAATATCTCCAAGTGGCCCATTCATTGTAATTCCAAAATCCTTCGATGGTTTTTGTTTAGGAAGAGGCATTGGCGCATTGGCTGTTGTTCTGTTGGTAATTGCCTGTCCTTTCATCTTTTTTTGTTCTAATAGAACTGGAGTAAGTGCTGATTTCAACTCTTCACGAATGACTGAGCGTACCTCTTCCTTAATTAGTTTTCTTAAAATTTGTGCAAAATCTGATGCTTTCATAAATGTAGTTTAATATAAATATGTGGGTTTATGCGTATCCTTTAAAAGTTTGAAGAGGGATTCCGAGTGATGGATTTGGTATGTAAATGCCTTGCATACCTTTAAGCTGTTTTTCAAAGTTACTTGCAATCTCTCGAACAACACTCTCGCCACCATCTGTTAATCCGTTACTCTTCAGTCGTGGGAATTGTCCAATGCTTATTACTTGAAAGGTTGTTCCTACTGTGTTCTGCCAAGTTACGCCTGTCCAGAATGCTCTAGCACTCAAGCCTAGTACTGCTGTCTGAACTATGGCATCTGCATTCGCAAGCTTTGTTCTTATTTTATCCAACTTATCACTATGCTCTTGAGCTGCTTTCTGAATTTTTTCCTTTATTTCGAGTTTGGTTTTCTTTAACCACTCTTTCACTTGCTTACGTATACGTTGTTCAAAATCATTTATTGCATACAGTAATCGATCAATCAAAGCAGCCAAGAATGATCCTTGGCGTTTGTTAATAAGTCTATCTAACTTTATCATCTCATCGTAAAAGTTGAATCCCTTTATGTTGAGCTTCCGTAATCTTGCCTTTGCTGCTTCTGCTTGCTGCTTTGCTCTCTTTCTTATTTCTGCGTCAGTTTTTCTAATTACATTTTGTTCATTAGTTTCCTTCTCCTCCTCAATAGTCTCTGTAGGCTCTATTCGGCCTACAATCTTTTTAATTGCTGCTGAGGTTCCAAATAAATACTTTTGTTCTACACTAATAAACAACTGCGTGAAGTCTACTGACTTTAAGACCGAGGTTAATACTTTGCCTTTTAATTCAGTTCGGATTTTTTTTAGTTTTTTTAAAATGGAATCAAATTTAGGCTCTCCTTCAAACATACTAACAATGATTGAGATTATTTGATTACTAGCTAGATCGGCTACTACTCCAACTGTACCATCAGGTTGCTTCCCTATCTTATTGTTAGCTGTTTGGATTGCTGCTTGCTTTATATCTTCAATAAATCCCAATCCAAATTGTGAGACTGAATTTGTTGTAGTATTTACAATAGCTTTAGCTTTACCCTTTGAGTCTTCAATATCCTTATATACTGTAATAATTAGATCAACGTAGGTTTCAATAATGCGTAAACTATTTACGTTATCCTCAAATGCTCTCTTTTCAGCCTCCTCCTTAACGTATTGTGGACTCGCCGTCTCTAACCCCACTGTATTATAGTTAAATTTTCCTAGACCAATTTGCTTGATCCATTTTTCATTTTCAGATGCTCTAAGTTTTCCAGCAGCTATATTATTAAGAAGCGGGCCTGCTGCTTGTCCAACTAAGGCGATAGCCTCTCCTTTCTTACGATAATTCAGCACCTTCTGCTTATATTGCTTAATGGTTTCTTTTTTTTCTTTTGCCGCTTCAGCTCTTGTTTTGATATCTGCACTGGCAGTAGGAATAGGTAGGGATGCGATCACAGCCTCTTCAATCTGCTTCTTAATTCGTAAAGCATTGTCTACTTGCTTCTTGATGTATTTTTTTATCTTCTTGACAATCTTTACCACCCAACCGTAAATAAACTGTACAAACTCTGCTATCTCTTTTAAGATTGAAATAATAGTAAACTTTGGTCTTGGCTCTAGTTCACGTAGCTCTCTATCTCTCACCCTTTCTAATCGAGCTCGATATCGTTCGTTACGAGATTGCGAATCCATATCAACTGGCTCTATGAATATCTTTTCATCGTCTAATCGTTTAATGTCGTCAATAATCCTTTTTAAACGCGGACGGAAAGATAAAACAACCTCTGCATACTGATCATACTTTTTATCCGTTTGCTCTACAAATACCCTAAAGTCTTGAAAAGATACTTTTGTTTGAGTTGCTATTAACACAAATGGCTCGGCAACAGAAGTCAACCCCTGCTCTTTAAAATACCTTCTAATATACTTTTCTTCTGAGGTTGTAGCAAATTTCTTTAGTTGGTAGCCTGGATCTACCGGTGTTACTATGCTTCCTACAACTCTACCTTCATTGGCAGCAATCGATGCACTAGCTTGTGTGATTGCTTGGTCAAGCTGTCCTCCTTCACCAAACGTATTTTGGAGACTGCCGGTAGCCTGGTTAAACTTGGCGGTTATGAGCGGTACCTCGGTGTTGATTATTGTATCTTGTAACGCGTAGGCAGCACTAATTAGAGCAGAGCTCTCAGCAATAACCTTGCTTACTATTTTTTGTTTTCTTCGTAGAATCTTGACATTCTCTTCGTTGTTTTTTCGAAACGTTTTCACATCCTCTTTCTTTTGTTCAAACAAATCAATAAGAGGTGACTTTTTTGGAATCTTAGGAGGTTGTAGTGCCTGCTTTTGTAAGCGTCTTTCGGCATTAGCTGCCTGCTTTTCTGCAATGCGTTCTTTTATGTCTTTTATTTTATTCTTAACAATCGTTTCTAGGTTTTTCTTCTCTTCAATTATTTTACGCTCCAATTCAATGAGTGCAGGTCGCAGCACTTCTTCCATTTGTTTAATTTCTAGATAAGTCACTCTTGCTTGATCGATTCTCGACTGCACTTCAGCTTTATCACTAGTAAGTCTAGCTAAGAAGGGGCCAAATGCTGTTGGTTCTGCAAACGCAGAAGCCGCTTCTTGAATACGTTTTAATGTTGTAGCTATTCTAGCTGTAACCAGGGCCTTTTGTTGTTCCCTAGTACTGTTTGATATTCTTGTTAACCTTCTATTGTAATTAGCTATCGCTTGTACTGCTTGGGTAATGTTCTGTGGATTGTTAAATTTTAAGTTTGTAATTGTATCAATGATTGCCAACTCTTCTGCAAATAGGTTTGGAGCCGTCTCGTTTGCTGCTTGCTGAACCCTATCAGCAAAGTCTGGTGAAGTAATTTCTGCTCTAACCGCTTCTAGTAATTTTTTATAATCCGCAATAATGTCTTGTGCTAGTAATTTTAGGTTTTGAGCTTTAGTTGGAATTTCTGCCAACTGACCGCTTATTTTTTTTGCTTGATCTACAAAAACTTGTATACGCTTTAGGTTAAAGCTTTGTTTACGTATAACAGCTTCGAGTGTGTCTATAGCTGACTCGGCATCCTGCTCTCCCTGTATCAATTCTCGGTTAACGTAATACCTTGCTATGTTTCGATACATCTTAGAGGAGCTGTTTAAGCTTGCAGGTCTAATATAGTTGTCTACCCCAGTACTTATAACTCCAGGTGCTCCTTGTAATGCCGGTGCTGGTAGTGAAGGTGGAATACCTTGTGGCATGCCTTGGAGTATTGTACGTTCGTAGTATTCTGCTATTTTTGCTGAAAAAGTATCTGCATCCGGAATGTTGCCATTTTGGATATCTAGCAGTAATGGTTGTACAAAGTTTAATTCAAAATTAATTGGCATGTTGTTTATTTATATAAAGCAAATAATTGGGTAATAAGCAAGCTGCCTATGCTATGCTCAAATAAATATATTTTTTTAGCATCGATTTTGTTTGCTAGCCAAGAATCCATTTGATCAGTTGTACTTGCTAGTGATCCTGCAGGATCCTTAGCTGAACCTCTTGCGGTAAAGCTGCCTCTATGAATACCATCCTTACTTTCTTGGATTAGCGCTTTCCACACAACCTGCCTTGTAGATGCCTTCTCATTCATCTGCACTGTCATTCCCACTATATCAGCCGGTTTATTGAACTTTTGTTTAAACTCTTTTAGTCCTGCTTCTATTTGAATGTCCATTGTTCTTCCCTTATGAGCTCTAATATCAGACGTAAACGAGTGCAGGTTGTCACCATCTCCAGCACCTAATTTAGGATCTGGTGTATTTGAGTATGGATTACCGTTTGGCCAGTAACCTCCATGACCACCTTCTACTAATATGTATTGATCCGATGTTGGTGCTACACTACTAGGAACTGGAGTAAATCCTGCAGGCGTAGTTGTTGACCCTGGTACACCAGTACCAGTTCCCGTTAGAGTTCCAACAAGCTCTTTTGGTGGCTCAAACTTTTTAACTTTCTTTTGTTGAGCTTTCAGCGTTTCTAGTTGTGCTTTGTCAATTTGTTCATGACTTATGCCGTCTACAAATGCATAGTTGCTCAATATCTCTGGTATGCGGTTTGCTAATAAACCAAACTCTGCTTGTGTACTTGGTTGAAATTTAACTGGACTAATACCTGACACTAGCTCTGCGCTTTTTAATACAAATAGGATATCTTCCAAAAGGTTTGCAAGCTTATAACCTAGAACGAGTGGATCATATTCTTGATCAGGAGTTGGGTGTCCTTTGGTTGTTCCTAGGTTTGGTTGCTTTTCTTTTACTGCATTACCTTTGTTTGGTATGCCAAGAAATACACTTTCATGTCCATACAAAGTTATGCTCTGTCCTGCATCGATATTGACTCTGCTTGGTGATGCTAATGCAACTCCTTTTCGGCCAAATAACATACCAAAATCTTTCTTTGCATTAATGATTACACGATCTGCTGCTATCATAATACTAGCGTCACTAGCATTTGGTATGTGAGAGTTTTCTCCGTTTGTATTAACACCAATTAGCTGATCGAGACTTGGCGATGCTGCGGTGGCATTAATCTCACTTACAAGCTGATCGTCTTTAAAGTCTTTAAAATCTAGTGCCATTACGGCATCTTGATACGGTTTTAGATCAATTTCAAAAGTGGCAGTAAATGAGAATGTAGTGGATCCTGCATCAAAGGCTCCTGATGCTTTTAGTGATTCGTATATGTCGTTGTAGGTATACTTTGCCATTATTCGTAAATTGAAAAGTGCATTGGGTCACCTCCATATAGCCACGTTATTCCATGCTTAACCATTACGGATGCTACCTTCTCGTAAAAGGTTCTTTCCCAATCTGTCCAAGGTCTACCACCAACCGTTTGTTTTTCAAGATTCCAGTGAACGCCATAACCAAATGTACCTCCTCTAGTTGTGTTGATATCAAATGCAAATCCATATGAGTGGTGTGATAGCCTTGATCCACCAGTAACGTTTCTTGGGTAGTATGAACCTGCAAACGATTCTATATACTCTCCTCCTCCATTTGCTGTTATTTCAGCAAAGGCTGGAGCTAGTTTTGCAGCAAAGTCTGGATGCACTGCTAAACCTTGTCCACCTGGCTTTCCTTTGAAAGGCATTTTTATAGTTGCTAATGCCGCCTGATAAGATGGATTTGGTTTTAAGATTGATCTTGCACCCCCATTCTCTGTTCGAATTACCACAGCAGTACCGTCAGCATACAGAGTCACCGGAGCAACACCTCCACAGTACTTATTAATAAAATTCCTACTACTTTCATTTAATGCAAATCCACCACCACCAGGAACTGTTGTGGTTTGTCCAATTGGGCTTGCACTTGGATTGGGAGGTGAGTATGGTGATGTTCCAGTCATAGGTGGCGCGATTGTACCCTCGACTACAGCTGTTAAGCTAGTTGGTGGAACATATGGAGCTGCTTTCTTTTGTTGCTCTATTAGTTTTTGTAGTCTATCTTGATCAACAGATTCGTGAGATATTCCATCAACGTATGCGTAGGTGCTTAAGATTTCCGGTATGCGATTTGCTAATAAGGCAAACTCAGCTACTGTCGATGGTTGCCATTTTGCTTCAGATAAACTTGAAGCCATATCGGCATTTTGTAATACAAATAAGATGTCTTCTAAGAGATTAGCAAGCTTTACGCCTAATACGACTGGCTCATACGAGTAGTCTGGTGTTGGGTCTCCTTTGGTTACACCTAAAGCTGTTTGTGTAGCTAGCGTTTTTGGTATTTGTAATCCTTTGTTTGGTAATCCAATAAACACCCCTTGATTAGCATGACCAAATAGTGTAATAGAATCGCCCGCATCAAAGTTAACTCTGCTTGGTGATGCAATAGCTACACCCTTCTGACCGAAGAGCATTGCGTAATCCGACTTAGCATTTATTACAATTCGATCACCATTCATTAGTATACTACCTCCATCTGCATCCGGAATGTATTTGTTCACCTTACGCTTAGTAATATGCATGATATCTTCTACCGATGGATCTGCTGCTGTAGCTGTAACTTCACTAGTGAATGTTGAATCTGTAAATTCTTTAAAGTCGAGTTTTAATACAGCGTCTTGGTACTGCTTTAAATCAATAGTAACAGTACCAGTAAGATTGAAAGTTAAGCTGCTAGCTGCATTAAATGCTCCATCAGCTTGTAGCTTATCATATAATTGTTGATATGTTATTGTTTGCGCCACTACGGAGTATAGTATGTTGGGATGAATGATGGTTGTTTTGATGAAAACTGGATTCTTGATTTTATTAGCATCTTAACTACATCTCCTACTGTCTTTTTCACAGAATCTGGATTAGGTCCGGAACCTCCATAGTACGCTTTGTTTCCTGTTCCCGTGGTTACGTCACCATATTTTGTACCACCTTTTGTTATGATTGGAAAGGATGCAAACTCTTGTCCAAGATCCTGCACCGCATTTTCTAAG